CTAGGCAATTTTTTAATAGTTCTTTTTTGTTTAACTCATCAACTATATTGTTTCTGTAATTCCAGGTGTCTTTGCTCATACCACCCAACAATGCGTCTGCTAAGAATTCTTTTTCGCCAAATGAGTAAAGCTCTTTATTAATACGTAAAGTCTCTTTTACCCAAGTTGGGTAAAATATAGTAGGGAAAGGCCAATGTTGATTGTCTATCTCACTCACTAGAAATATGTTGTTTGGTCTCATTTTTCTAATAGTATCCCAGGCTCCGTTTATAGCATGTTGTCTATCGGGCTCTGAATTAATGAATACTGTTAGTATATCTGATTCCTTCATACTATCATTTTCGCAAGGTTGTATGTCAACTTCATGTTCTTCCCAATACTCTACACGAACAAATTCATCAGACATCGCAAACAGTTCAGGTAATAGATCAAACTCATCATTAACTCTTATCATAATCTTTCCATTATTTTACAACGAGCAGTCTCAGTTTGATCTTTTAAAAATTTTTCTGATGATACCAGTTGTCGATTATGTTCTATCATGCTTTTGTTTTTTTGATAGATATCATCAACACTGTCATATTTCAACATATCGACTATAGCATCTAACTTTCTGTCAGCGTCTGTAATCTTATCAATGTCTAATACTTCAATTCCAGCTTTTGTTAGATATTCTGTGTTAGTAATAGGGCCCCAGGTTAGTGATAAACAGCCTAACAGTAATGGTCTCCAAGTTTTTTCTGATATGAGTGATTTTTGATCTGGAGCGCCTGTCTCTCCAATCACATGTATTTTAGCATTATAAGCAGGATGAACTATGTGCTTATTGATAGATTGTTGCTGTTGCCCAAGTTCTGTGCGAAAGTCAACAAAGCTGTCATCACTAGCCCAAGGTACGCCAGCTGTGTTATCTCTTTTGCCCTTTGGTACTGTGTTTGAGTAGTTTTCTAATCCGTAATTGTTGATAACAACAACATCGTCTTTGGTAACATATTTTTTAATCCTGATAGCTAACTCTAACCTATGATATCTTACTGTGCCCGAAAGATAACTAAATCTATATTTCTTTTCAGGTATTTTGTTATGTTTTAATTCAAGTTGATTTTGATATAGAAAACACGGAATATCGTTTGGTTCTAATATTACATACATTGATGGATCTACGGCTTTACTGATTCCGTCCTTCCAGAGATCAATATTTTTAAAATAGTTTTTATCCCAACACAATACTGGTAGCTTGTTTGTTTCTTGACGACATTGATCTATTACTTCAACAAGTTTTTCAATATCAACATCGTGCCCTGGGTAAAAAGTGTCTTCATTAATGAAGGCTAGACCATCCGTTGGAATGCCTACAGCATCAAGTTCGTATTTGTGATTGAAGTGATATGGCACGTTTTCATCTCTCCAATAATTGGATGTTAATAGTTTATATTCTTCCATACGTTTACTTATTATCTAGAAATATAAGTCAAAAAAAAGCACTCCAAAGAGTGCTTTTTAATTTTGTGTAGTACAATGTCTACATCATAACATAAGTTAAACTTATGAGAATGATAAGTTAGCCATTGAAATCTCACCAAGGTAGTCACCTGCGTTACCAAATGATGATGCTGTATTTGATAATTCAACGTAACCGTATCTTGTTAAGAATGAAACTACTGGTTCAAATGTTGATGGATCTAATACAACACCTGAGCTCATTAATGGAACGTATGGGCAATAGAACGCCGCCGCATCTGATTCGCTTGAACCTTTATAACCTACTAGTACTGCTGTAGTGTCTGAAGCATATGAATCAACATAAACTTTCATAGCACCGTTTAGAGTACCTACAAACTTAGTGTTTGTTGGAGCTTCAAAAGTACCTTCTGTACTACGAGCAAAAGCTGAAGTAGTTGCAGATTGTAGTACTGTTAATGCCGCTGGTGATACAACTGCCCAGTTACCTGCGCCACGTCTTGTACGTTGTGCGATTTTGTTAGCTGTTCTGTTAATAAGAACTGCTAGTGCCGCATGCTCGTCACCAACGAATGTTGCTGTACCTGATACTGTAGCTTGGTTATAAGCTTCTTCTGTTGCCGCTAATGCTCTAAGTGAACCTAGAACTTCTTGGTCGATCTCAGCAGTAATTTCTTGTGCTAGTGCCGCCATGATTTCAGCTTCAACGTCAATACCGTGCATTGCTTGAGCATCTTGAGCCGCTTCAAACGTCCAACGTGCTTGCAATTTACGTGTTTTTGCTTCAACAGCTTGTTTTAGAATTTGTACAGAAATCTTACGACCACCGTCACCTTCTAAAGCTGATGTTGCCGCCGCATCCCCAGCAGTTCCGTCACCGGAATAAGCAGTAGCAATTTTAAATGGTGATAGTGCTTCGTCACCTGCTACTACGTCGTTTGCTGTACCTGTTGCGTTATTTGTTTCAGCATATCTTACACGTAATGTGTGAATTTGTCCAACTGGACCAGTCATTGGTTGTACACCAACTAATTCGTTAGCAATAACTGTTGGCATTACTCGTCTGATAACAGGTAGAATAACACGGTTAAGTGTTGCTACGTTACCAGCTGTTGTAGTACCTGTTGCTGATGCTTCTGCTAAGTGCTTCTTAGTGTTTTCTAAGATAACACTCATTGAATTGCGTTTAGAGCCCTGTAGACCTTCTAACAATGCGTCTTTGGTCTCACCCCAACGGCTTTCAAGTAGTTCGTTTGACATGATTTTCTCCTAATGTCTATACTTATAGTCCTGCCAATTTGCGTAAGTCAATAACTTGTGGGTTATCTTCTTTTGCTTCAACTGGCACGGCTTTATCCCCAGTAACTTCCTTAACAGATTCTGTAAGCGTTGTTTTTTTAGACTTCACTACATTCTCGTTAAGCACCGCTGGGAGATACTTGTTAAAAGTGGCATCTAATTTCTTAGTTTGCACACTTTCTAATAAATTTCGCATAACTTCTGCTTTTTCGTCGTTTAACGGACTTAAAAGCTCATCTAATTTTGCTGTACGCTCATTAGACTCTTTAATTACACGAACTTCTTGTTCTTTTGACTCAACCAACTTGTTAGTTTCGTCGAGTGCTTTGGTTGCTTCTTCTAATTGCTGATCTTTTTGCTCAATAGTTGACATTAACTTGCGAATTTCAGCATTCTCATTTAAATGAGTACCTGCAAATTCACTTGCGAATGTTTCAAATATTTTACGTCCAAAGCTGTTCTCACGAGCAACTTTGATATCTTCTTGCAATTGAGAAAGTTCTGCTTTCAAATGCTTGGCAACTGCATTAGTCATTTTCTCGCTTGATTCTGTAACAAACTTAGTTTTAAGTTGTTCTAGTTTTTCACGAGCCTCTGCTACAAGTTTAACTTTAGTTTCTACAACGTCTTGTTTATCTTGTGCAAATTCTTTAATTTCTTCTGCTAATGCTTTAACTACAAACTGTTCTAATTTTTCAACTGTTTCAGTTTGTACTTTTCTGTCTTGTCTAAGATCTTTAATTTCTTCCGCTAATTTAGTAACCATAAAGTCATTAAATTTGTTAGCGTTTTCTTTCATTGATGCATTAAACTTAACACGGTCTTCTGCTAACTGAGCTTTTTCAGCTTTCACATCTTCAAGTTCAGTAGTTAGACCTTCTGTTACCATGCGATCGATCGCTTCAACCATATTACTTTTATCGTGTTCATAACGTTGTGCAAATTCCTCACGGAGCTCTGCACGAACCTGATCTTTGGTTTCTTCTAGTTTAGTTTCCCAAGCTTCTTGGATTTCTGTTCTAGTTTCTTCATTAATCAGATCGCTATCTAGCAATGGTTTAATTACGTCTAGCATGCGATTCTCCTATAACTTGAGATCTTTGATCAGCTTTGTTACTTCGCTTTTCAAATATCTCTGTAATTTCGTATCACTTCCTGCACTTTTAAGATTTTCCAAAACTCTATGTCCGCCATTCATGTTAATGAGACCTTCATAGATTGCTGTTGGATAAGCATTTGGTGCACTTGGTTGCGATACTATGTCGACAGTGATAATTTCAAAATCACTGACGTGTCCTGAGCCTTCGGAAACGTTGCCACTTCCTCGACTAGAAACTCCTAATTTAACACCTGAACCTAACATAGTTTCTACTAGTTTGCCCATTGGTGTCGGTAAAATTTTCAATTTACCATGACCGTTTGGACCATCCATCCACATTTCTGTGATCATATGGCTTACACGATCTAAATTAATCTTTAAATCATCTGGGTGATCAACTTCGCCAAGAACTGAATATCCACCTTTGACTTGTTCGTTGAGGCTTTTTACAGCATTCTCAATTTCGTCTACTGGATATACACGCTCATTAGCATTTTTGACACCACCCTGGATGCAAATACCTTTCATAAAAAGGTCTTTACCATCTTCTGAACTTTCAGTGACAATATTAGC